TGCTCATCGGCTGGATGCCCTTGTCTTGCCGCGCTGTGCGATGCCGTCGATGGACTTGCCTTTGCCCTTGACCTTTTTGCCCTTGGGCTTTCCGCCATATGCCATCTTCTCGCCGTCCATCTTGTCCTCGACAAAACGCTTGAAGCCGAGAGCGACCTCACTTGCTGCGGGGATGACACGACGGTTAAGTCCCGGCCCCTTACCGGGGTCGCGATAAATCTTTCCGGGGTTCATCACTTGGTCAACGTGACCGACAAAGGTGTCAGCGCGGTTATGGTATTCCTTGCGCTGGCGGTTCGTAGGCTTTGGTTTTGGAAGGCTCTTGGGAGTTGGCCTTGTAGGCTGCGCATCCATGACAGGGGAACCCTTACGGCTTTTCTGCTTGCGAATGCCCTCGTTAATCTCTCTTTCGGCCGGTCTGGTGTTTCTGCTCATTTCATCCATCCTACAAAAATGTGCGCTACCGCGCCTACGATGCCGCCGATAGCCATCATCACCCAGAACGCGCCCTTCCAGCGGTTCGCTTGGGCTTTGAGGTCGGACACCTCTTCGTGAACATGTCTCACCTCGTCAGACAGCGTCTTTATACGCTCCTCTAAACGGGCAAGGGTTACCTCTACTGCTTCAGCCATCTCAGCACTTCCATCGACGCCGTGCTTGACGCAGGCGGCTGTTAGGGTTCTTCGCTGCCTTTGGAAACTTTTTCATCTGTCCCGCGCTTCGGGCGCAGAAAGATTTACGACGCTTGGCGTCTTTGCTCCCCTTGGCGGGGCTACCAGTAACAGCGGTCTTTAGCTTGCTTCCGGGGTTGGCGCGGCGATAAGCGGCCACACCCTTTTTAGTCATGCCAGCGCCCTGCTTAGTCGGTCGGAAGTTGCCCGACTTAACAGAGGTTTTGATTGGCTTTTCTTTTTTCCTAGGCATGGAAGAGCGTCACCGATGACACGTTGGTTACATCAACGTAGACATTGCTGGTGAAGCGAAGACCATCACTTGGAATTGACATGGTGTTGGCGGCATCGACGCCTGACCCTGCCCCCGGTGTCGTCAGGGTGAGAAGGGTAGTGCCAGAAGAACCACCGTCCTTGAGGACGATTGAACCCGCGCTAGCGCCACGGACATAATAGATGCTCTTCACCCGTGCAGGGTGGTTCACAGCCACGCCGTCAGCAGTGACCGTGGTAGTGGTAATGTCTGACATTAAGTCCTCCTACAAGAAAAGGGGGGCGGGTTTCCCCGCCCCTCTAGGATTAGGCACCCGGCGAGCCGTAGTAGGCCAGCGGGTCAGAGTAGCCGAAGCTGTAACGCTCACGGCCCTTGTAGCGGACGTTGCCAGTCTCGAAGTCGCCTTCCATAGAAGTCGCCATCGGGACACGAACGAAGTGCTTGAAGCCATTCGGAATGTCCGTACCGAGGAACCAAGCATCTGCGTCAGTCAGGTAATGGTTAACCATGTAACCACCCGGAATGGCCGACATCGACTTCAGTGCGTTGATGTCGTTTTTCGCGAATGCGTTGGAACCGCCAGCAACTGTGGACAGTTCAGATTGCATCAGGCGCTCGGCTACGAACTGGAGGTCCGAAGGGATAACCAGCTTGGTCGGACGGGCGGCAATCTTGAGGCCACGCTCGTCTGTCCACTTGCCGATGGCGATGATGCCAGCCTCAAGGGAGGTCTCGTTCAGGTCAACTGCAACGGAGGGACGGTTACCGTTCGTACCGCCATTCACCAGAGGGTGAGAAGCGTTGAACAGAGACACGCCGTCGCCACCGGTCTGACCGGTGAAGCCCTCATTGAAGAGGGCGGCACCCTTAACTTCCTTGGTGTGCTGGAAGCCACGGGCAAGCGCCTTGGTGTAGCGAGCCGAAAGGGAATCGTAGAGATTATCTTCGACCGCTTCTTCTGTTATTGAGAAGCCAAGGGCTATAGTTTCGTGCGTATACCGTGCGGTATATGCCTCTTGTGCATCGTCATAGGCGATGGCTGCGCCTTCGTCCTTGACGGGAGCGGCTCCAAAGCCACTCAATTTGGTCTCTTCCTCAAAGCTACGCTCCGAGTTCTCGACCTCGTAACAGTTACGCCACTCTTCTGGGTAACGTGCGTACTCCATACCGAACAGAGCATTCAGTCCCGGCAGGAGTTCTTTCATAAGCTGCGCGCGTGCGATAGCCATTTTCTAACTCCCTTAGGTGATGGTGTCTGTGGTAAGGACGTTCTCGGCCATATTCATCATTACGATGAGGTCCGTTTTGGCATCGCCAACGGATGAGCCGACACGGTCCACGAAGTCCACAATCTTGAACAGTTCGCCGCCGACAGAAGCAGTAGATGCGTCTGCCTGAAGGCCAGAGTTACCAGTGACGGTAGAACCGGCTTGCGTCTGAACAAGGTCGATGGTCATGCCAAGGCTGGTCTGCGCGACTGCGCCGTCAGCTTGAACTTCGTACAGAGTGAAGGGGTTGATAGCGACGATTGCTTGGATATCATCCGCAGCAATCGAGCCGGGGTAATACTGCTTGTGAGTATGCTGACCGGTGTTCGGGTCGGTGTAGGATACACCAAGGAACACACCAATCGGGTTTACTTCACTAGCAGCGGTTTCACGGACGAGGTGTCCATCATCCGTGGAGTTCGCGACATCAGCGATACCGACGACATCACCATTGAAGATAGCCGTGCTATATCCAGACTTGATTTTCATCAAACGTGTCGAACCAGCAAACGGCATACCCCCAAGGAGACCGACCGGCTTCAGGCCGCGAGGGGCTGAAGTAGCAGACATATAGTCCTCCTAGAGTTTAGCCCCTAACCTTCAAATTAGGAGCCTTTGCCAAATGACACCCTTGAATCCCGTTGCGGGGTACTCATGGGCATACGAGGGTTGGATTCCCGCATTAGCGTGTTGTCAACGGACCGCATCGCTTCCTCAGATTGATTGCGATAGTACTCGTTCCGTTGCTCTGCCATGCTTTCGGGCATCCGACAAAGAAGCAGACCACCGACCTCTACGTTCCCCTTGAAGCGGGGGTTGGGGTCGAGGACAAGATGTTCCATCTCAGGAGCCTCGGCGAGGGGAACAGGTTCCCAGCCTTCGCGGAGTTTCTTGGAATAGTTCATCGGGTCGTCCTGCCCTTGCGTCGAAATGCGAACCCACTTGAAGGTGTAACCATCCTTCGGAAGAGGGTCGGGTAGCATGTTGGGCGGGGACCAGGTTTGGGGGCGCGTCTCCTGTTCACGCTTCTCAACTGAACGGGGAGTGCGAGAGACTTTTGCTGAGTCAGACAAGTTAATGCCTCCTATTTATCAAGCGCAACGAACTGCTTTGCGTATTCCTCAAGAGGAACACCCAAGCGTTTAGCTACGGCCACCTGTGAAGGTGAGAGTCGGACCTTTTTAGAGCGACCACTTTCGTTGCCGCCCGGCGTAACCACTTGTGCTACGTTGCCCTTTCGGGCTGGACTAGGCGTGTCCTGCGCCTCTTCCTGAAACTTGTGAGGGAACTCCTCACGAATGCGCTGGTCAATGAGGTCGTAGTACTCTTCAGTACTTGCCTGTACCCCACTGCGCACTACGTCATCGTGGATGGCGTATGCAGCGTTCGTCATAACCATGTCCTTCTGGAACCACTGGTTACGAGAGGCCCACTCCAGAGCCTTTGTGTCTGGAGGTGGTGCAATAGGCTCCTGAGGCTGATAGTTCTCAGGGGCTGCCTGAGACCGCATGTTGTCCAGCTTCGCATTCTGCGAGGCCGCTTTCATCATACGGTCTTGGGCGTCTATGATTTTATCAGCGTCACCGTCCTCGTAAGCCTTTCGGTAGTCAGACTTAGCCTTTTCGATGTCGGACTCGATACGAGCTTCCATCTCATTGACGGATGTGCTGGAGAACTCCTGCGCTGCTCTGCGCAGCGAGTTGTTCTCGTCCATAATCTTTTGAGCAACTTTATAGTACTCATCACGCTGCCGCTCGGCCTCGCGTTGCTTATGGACTAAGTCGTCTATTCGCTTTTGGAACTTCGACGGCTTCTTTGGTTCTTCAGCCGTCTCTCCTGACGAAGGCGCTTCTTCATCTCCAGTTCCGTCTCCGGTGCTGGCTGCTTCTTGGCTGTCTTCTTCTTGCTCAAGCTCGACTTCTTCAAAATCGTCATCTTTAATCTCTTCGTCGCTCATGCCGTTGCCCTCGAAACTTTAGTTGGGTCGTCTACAACCGCGAGGATTGCGTCATCGTTCAGGATGCGCATCTCAACACCGTCATACTCAAAGCGGTGACCGGCATACTTTGACACCATCACCCAGTCGCCTTCGTGGCACCACGGGCCAGAGGCAAACCTTGCGTCAGTTTCGGGGTACGCTGTGTCCCCAATGCTGACTACTTTTCCAACAATCGAAGCAACGTCTTCCCGGCTCTTTACATCACCGGGCAACAGAATGCCGCCTTTGGTCTTCTCATCTACCTTGGGCATGACCATCAATAGATGATATCCCTTGGGTGCAGGTGGATTGTCAGGCACGACAATCTCACCCGTTGAATAAACGGATGACATTTCATCTCCTAGATAGCTTGGTTTCAGGCGGTCAAGCCACGCCGTT